GAATCTGTTTTAATAGGTCAAAAAATTAATATTATTTACTTATATGGAAGAGACTTTTTCAAATCTCTCACTGCATTTAATTATGAAAGAGTAAAGTATGTTAATAGATCTAAAATTATTGTTTCTGGAGAAGTTTTAGGTAATGTCGGTGATGGTGTTACCATATATTCTCTTTCTACAACTGGAACCGTTAAATTAAAGTATTTTGACGGAACTAACACTTATATTACTATAGAATCTCAAAATAAGAGGTTTACTACTAATGAAGATTTACTTTTTAGATCTGCTAGTGGAACTACATTTACTATCCCATCGAATCGAATTGTATCGATTGAAGAATTTGAAGAAGATTCTGATACTGGAGAAGATATTTTAGTAAAATCTGTTCCAGGTTGGATGATTGGTTATGCAGATACTTTGTCGAGAAAAGATAATTATATCAATATTGGAGATCTTATAAAGGTTGATGGTGAGGAGGATTTTCGAACGATTACTTCAATCAGCACAACAGGAAGAAAAACAAATTATAGAGATCAAGATGATGTAAATGAAGGTTATTATGGTAAGTTAGGAACAAATAACTATTCTGGATTATCTAGAGGAGAAGGTCTTAATGTCATAGCTGAAATAGAAGATGGCAAAGTAGTGTCTCTTCTATGGAACAAAAAAGATTGGAATTCGTACGAGATCAAGAAAATATTCCCATCTGCTCCTGGTTATGGGTATGAAACAGCTCCTCAGCTTATTTTTGTTCCTCAACCAGTTAGAGATGAGGGGGGAACTATTCTCGCTTCACCTACAGGTGGCGGAGCTAAAGCATACGTTGTTGTATCTAATGGCGAAGTAGTTGATGTTGTATTATATGATCAAGGAAGTGGTTATTTAACAGAACCTAAAGTAGTTGTTTCTAGAGGATATGATTTAGTAAGACAAAAGAAAATTGAAGTATCCCAAGTTCTTTTAGGATTGAATGCGTTCTTAGATGGAACTACTTTAACAATTACTTCTGGAAGCTTCACCACAGAACCAGAACCACCACTGATTATTATTACAAGTTTTGCTGTAACTACTCCAGTTTCTTCGGATAGGTATATTACTGCAACTATACAAACAATTCAATCTAGTAGACAATCTTCTCAACTCGCAGATTATCAACATACATCTACTATTCAAGTTGGAGCTAATATAACTTCTCTATCTGTTGCAAGTTTAGTATTCCAGAGTTCTATTGAAACTCCAATTGCTATTGCTTCGCAAAATAATGTAAGCATTATTTCTACTCCAAAAGAAATAGTATCGACTTTAAGAACTTTCAGTAAAATTAACACTCTTCTTGCTTATAGATCGTTACATGAGACTGGTGCATATTTAGATTCCTTCATGACGCCAACGAGTAAGACAGCATTCGTTCCAACAACAGAAAGATTCTTATCAAGTGGAAAATTACTGATTGAAGATGAAATAGTATCATATACTTCTAAACTATCTGATCGTTTTATTGGTTTAATTCGCGGGGAAGACGGAACTACAGCAAAAGAGCATCTTCCTGGTTCTTTCTTGAGACAGTATAGAGAAGATGTAACTGTTATTGACGTTGGTGTATCTTCTGCTGAGGTTATTATAACTGTTGAAAGTTCTTCTGTAACAGTAACATCAACTTCTACACTAATCACTACTGAACTTCAAAGAATTGTTAATCCTGATATTAAAGGAATAACAAAAGAAATTACAACAATTAGACAACAGAAAGAACAAGTAGCAGTTGTTTCTATTATTGATGCTGGAGTCAAACCAGAGGTTAAGACAGAAATTACTTCAGATATATCATATATTCCTGTTATCATATCTGTTGCGCCTGCAAGACTGACATCTTCAATTCAGTTGATTAGACAATCCAATTCTATAGTTTCTGTATCCAAGGAAATTGCGAAAGTAGTTCCAGCTGGATTCGTTGATTATTACATTGAAAATATACTATTAACAGATGAAGTTATTGGCAGAACTACTACATATACATTGACAGATCCAATTAATTATATTAGTTTGAGAAATGGATCTTACATATATGCCGAAAATAGAAGTCAGAATTTAGATTTACTTGGATACGAAAGAACAAATGTTGGCAATATTTTAAGTGGTTACAATGAGTGGTCATACCTTTCCAGCGGTTCTTCTGGTGTTTCTGGATTAACTTTAGGTGATATCGAACATCTATTTGCCGCATTTGATATTGGGGATTTTGAATCGAGTAGTCAATATGCTCAATCTGGTCGTGTGTGGAATTACACATTACCATCTATATCTGAATTTGGAACATTTTTAACTAGTGATATGAATTTAGTCGCAACTACATTAAATGTTTCTAGCACAACAGGTTTTCCATCGTCAGGAAAGATTTTAATAGGTAACGAAGTAATTCAATACACCAATAAAACAACAACATCATTCACTGGAGTAACGAGACTTTATAATGTCTCCACACATACTACAGGAGATTATGTGAGAACGTTCAACTGAACGTATAAATATAAATAAATTACCATTTTTACTAGAGGAATAGTTTCACATGGCTGCTATCATTTCTGAAAAGTTCAGAATTTTCAACGCCAAGCAATTTCTGGAATCTCTTTCAGAAGGCAGTGGCGATACAGACTCAAATCGTTCTAGAATGTATTTCTTTGTGGGTAGACCACAAGCATGGAAAGCATATCTAGAAGTATATGGCGTAAGTTCGACAGCATTTAGTGTTGGCGAAGAAGTTTATGTTGGTGCTAGCTTGGGAGCAGCAACATTCAAAGGAACAGTTTCTGAGGTATTTCCAAACTCACTAACTCTTACTGGTATCGGTCCTTCAGCAACTTCTGCACCAACAGCTGGTCAAACATTGACGGGTGACACTTCAGGTGCTACCGCTAAAACAGGAGTATATCGTTATGCAACGGAAGAAATTCCTACTGCTCCTCTCGATAACCAAGAAGAAAAGTATGAAATCTACGATGATTTAATTGCTGTAAAGAGAATTACATCTGCATTTGCAAGACACGTAGTTAGACGCTATAACTGGGATACTACAATCAACCCCAAATTTGATATGTGGAGACCAGATTATTCATCAAACAAACTCACAGCAACTGGAGAATCTTCTTTAGGTGCTGGTAAGTATGTAGTTATGAATTCTCAGTATGAAGTATTCACTTGCTTGTTCAATGGAACTAGTTCATCTAATCTAACGGGTGTTGCTGCTGCATATTCGCCAACAACAACTCCTGTGAGTGGAGAAGGAACTTTTGATTCTGCAACTGGAATTTTCAAAGAACCAAGTGGCAACTATATCTGGAAATATATTTACACGATTCCAACCGATGATGTAATCAAATTCCTTTCATCCGACTTCATGCCAATTGTATTGAATGGCGATGTTCAGTCTGGTGCTGTTGCAGGTAAGATCTGGGTATCTCTTCTAAAAGATCCAGGTGCAAACTTACCAACTGCTGCTACTCTTTATGCAGCAATTCAAGGCGATGGTTCAGGTGGAAAAGTAAAAATTACCACGAATGGTTCGGGTGTAATGACTGCAGTTGAAGTAGAAGCAGGCGGAACTGGTTATACTTACGGTAACGTAGTTCTCAAAAATGGTTTCCTATTCACGGATGCTGCTCTAACTACTACTGCTACTGTTCTAGGAACAGCAAAAGGAGAAATTGAAGTTGTTATTCCTCCTCAAGGAGGACATGGAGCAGATCCAGTTCTTGAATTAAATTCAAAGAGAGTGATGACGAATATTCGTCTAACCTACTCTGAAGGTTCTGGCGATTTCCCTGTTGACAACGATTTCCGTAGAATCGGCATTATTCAAGATCCTCTGCAATTTGGTTCCAGTAACTTCCTAACGGTTGATAATGGTTCTGCACTATTTGCTGTAAAAGTTACTGTTCCTTCAGGTGGCAATTTTGTTCAGGATGAAGAGATTCAACAAACTAATAGCGGCAATATTTCTAAAGGTCGCGTAGTTTCTTGGACATTAGATGATGGAAGCACTACATCTGGTGTTTTAAAGTATTATCAATCACCAAATGAGCATACATTTAATGGTAAAGTTTATTCTTTCGTTTCAACTGCTGCTAATCCTATCGTAGGTCAATTTAGCACAATTAACGGAACAGTAGACACTGCATTTACTTCTTCAGCATTGGGTGTTAACTTCTCTAGCGGTTTAGCAAATCCAGAAATTGCTAATAATTCTGGAGAAATTATCTACGCAGAGAATAGAAGACTAATCACAAGAGCACCTGACCAGATCGAAGATATCAAACTCGTTATTGAATTCTGATTTAATTACACCATACTATCACTTCGGATACTGAGCTAGTAAAATGCCACAGAAGATAAATCTTAATGTTCCTCCATATAATGACGATTTTGATACTAATAAAAACTACTACAAAGTTTTATTCAGACCAGGATATTCTATCCAAGCTAGAGAACTAACTAATTTACAATCTATATTACAAAATCAAATTGAAAGTATTGGGCGTAGTCGTTTCAAGCAAGGGCAGCAGGTTATACCTGGAGAAGTATCTTTCAACAGAAAAGTAGATTATGTAAAACTAGCCTCAGTATCTGAAGTTGCAGTTAATATAAATGGAAATATCGTATTTCAAAAATATGATATTTCTAATTTAATTGGAGTAACTTTACAAGGATTAACATCTGGCGTCACTGCTAGTGTTATTTCATATGCATTTGGAAATGATGTGGAATCAGATGTTTTATTTGTAAAATATACTAATAGTGGAAATGCAAATAATGAATCTACTTTTAGACAAGGTGAGACACTAGAAGCACTAAACATAGCAGATACTCCAACATTAGTGGTTGGAACTGATGGTAGCGTTCTACCAACTACGATTGATATTTTAGATTATGACACTGGTGTAACAACTACTATTGACAGCCCAGCGATGGGTTATGCTTCTGCTGTAAAAGTAGAATCTGGTGTTTATTTTATTAATGGTTATTTTGTTAATAATGCCGAAGAATTGATTATCGTAGACAAGTATTATGATAAACCCTCGGTTAAAGTTGGATTTAATATCATCGAAGAGATTTTAACTCCAGAAGAAGATCAAACTTTATACGATAACGCAAAAGGATTTTCTAACTTCTCTGCTCCTGGAGCACATAGATTATCAATTTCTTTAAAGTTAGTAGTTAATGAACTAAATGCTCTCAATGATGTTGACTATGTTCAACTAGTCACTATTAAAAATGGCGAGATACAACAATTAGTAAAACAAGCAGATTTTAATCTAATTGAAGAAACTTTAGCAAGAAGAACATACGACGAATCTGGAGATTATGTTGTAGATAATTTTTCTTTAGATTTAAGAGAATACTATCAAAGAGATAATAATAAAGGAATTTATCCATTAAATGAAGATACTGAATTAGTTAATGGCAAATCTCCATCTGAAGCAAAGTCTTTAATGGTTGCTGGTGTTGGATCAGGAAAAGCTTATATTAAAGGTTATGAAGTAGTTAATAAAGACACAAAATATATTACTCTAAACAAAGCAAGAGAAACTTTAGTCAAAGAAGATACTAGAGTAAAATCAGGATCTTTATCTTATTTTAATGTCACTAACGTATATGGCAGTGTTCCATTAAACGCAGAAGGTCAAGATCTAACAGCATACCCAACACTTTACTTAAACAATGCTTTTAATGATGGAAGCATTGGATTCAATAATACTGAAGATACAACTGCAGTAAAACAAACTCTAAGTAGAAGAGGTCAAACCTATTCTTTAAATGATGGTATTATAACTATAACTCTTGCTAACCCAGGAGCATATGCTAGTAGAACTTTCCCGACAAACGCAGAGTTTGGTTCTTCTTTAACAGAACTTTGGTATGTAGTTAATTTTGGAACTACTCCAGCAACAACAACAGTAAATAAGGTAGATCTCCTTTCATATTCAATTATCAAGAGACCTTTAGATTTAGATTCAAATACTGCTGTTCAATTTTTAGAATTAACTGTAAAAGGAAACAAGGAAGAATTATATTATTTCCTAAGAGAATATGACGAAGCAGATCCAGCAAAAAGAAGAAAATTATTTGTATCTCGTAGTGATGCCCAAGGATACTATTTCCAGCAAGGAACTCCAACAATTTTCCCATATTCAGAAATTTTTGATTATAATGATGTAATTACACCTGTTGTGGGTGTTGCAAAACCAAAAGATTTTTCTTTGATAGAAAAGGGAACTGGATTTAATAACGACTTAGATGTGGTTCTTTCTAAGGGAAGAATTACTAATGGATCAACTACATATAATTCTATTTTTAGATTAGCATATTTCAATCCAAATTATTTTACCAAAATTACAGTAGATTCTGATTTAAATAGTAACATATTTAAACCAGGAAAATACATTGTAGGTTCTTCTAGTGGTGCTTATGCTGTAATTGAGGGATCTTCAACTACAAAATATACCGTTGGAAATAGTTTATTTGTAAAACTTCTATCAGGAGAATTTTTACCTGGAGAAACTATTACAGATGAAGAAGGAAATTCCAGAAGAATTGCTAGGGATGGAACCATTTCACACTTTATTGTATTAAAGAGAGGTGAAGGTTATCCTGTAACAACTCAGTTAAAAATTAATGGTGTAACATATAGTTCTTCTGCTATTGATATTAAATACCAAGCAAGCGGAATCTATAGAGTTTCCATAAAAGATAGAAATTTGGTAGGTCAAGTATACTCTACTCCTCCATCAATTAGTTTTGATACTGGTAATAATGATGCAACATCAGAAGCAATTATTTTACCAGTTCTGTATAGAAATACTGTTTATACATATAATTCGCAAAATATCAAATCTATTGATTGTGCTTTTGGATCTGGAAATGCATATCGATTCACTTGTGACGTAGAATCATTCGGTTCTTCATATGTAAGAACTAAAATTCTTACTGATTTTACATTTAGTGGCAAAAAAGGAGTCAAATTCTTAGAGTGTAATGGATTTTCTGGAGATCCTTCGAATGATCTATCTCAAGGAGATATTATCCAATATACGGATATTAATAACGTAGCTGTTCGTAACATTGTGTTGCGAGTAGACAAAGCAGAAGGTCTAATCAAATCTAGAATCTTTATTGATAATGTTTTATCCGAAGATGTTTCCAATGCAAACGTCGTTAAGGTATCTCCAGTTGTATCAAACTCTTCAACGTCTTCTCTTCTCATACCAACAGGAGCAAAATATGTAGAAACTATTGTTCAAGATCCTGATGATTCTGGAATCAAATATAATTTTAGAAGAGATTTTGTTACTGTAGCTTCTACTAGTGGAGGTAGTATTACTTTTGCTGCTCAACTTCCATACGGAACACAAAGGTTTGTTTCTTTTACTGAGTCTAATTTTTTACTTACTGTCCTAAGTAAAAGATCTGCAACTACTTATAATGGATTATCTGGGGGTGTTCCTGTCAATTCTGGTGATATAATTTATTTAAAATCTGATCAAGTTCAAATCAGTAATTCTATAGATAGTGCTAGTGGGTTGACTGCTGGTAGTGTTAGTATTAATCTACCATCCACATTCTTCGGAACTGATACTGATTTTCCTATTTTAAAATTATCTGCAACAGTTGAAGTAAGCAAGGCAAGACCAAGACTAAAAACTGTCAATAGAAATAAGCGTATTCTGATTGTCTCTCCTGGCGACAGAGTTGTTGCATTGAGAGGTTTGGATTATGATAGCAATAGCACTGATATCTTATCATATTCTGATGTATTTAAAATTCGTTATATTTACGAAGGCACGCTGCAAACACCTCCAGTAGTATCGGCTTCAGGAGAACTAGTTACAGGAACAGATGTAACAGAAAGATTTTCTTTTGATGATGGTCAAAGAGATACATTCTATGATGTCTCTAGACTTATTCTAAAACCAGGATTTACTCCTCCTGTAGGTCAATTAATTGTGTGTTTTGATTATTTCGAACACTCTCAGGGTGATTTCTGCACGGTAGATTCTTACCTACATGAAGCAGGGGTAGAGATTGACGAGATTCCATCTTTCAATTCAGTAGTTTATGGAAATACTTCTTTAAGAGATGTATTTGATTTCAGACCAAAAGTTGATTCAAAATCTATCATCACTGGTTATCAAGATACCTCTTTACTATCGGTAACTGATTTTAATAGTTTCACTGGATCTGCAGGTATTACTTCTAGCACTCCAGCTACAGAACAAAATTTAGAATTCACCGTTTCATTTACTTCAAAACAATATCTAGATAGAATTGATGGAGTATTCTTAAACAAGAAAGGAGAATTTTTTGTAAAAGAAGGAAATGCTTCATTAAACCCAACAAAACCAACAGATGTAGATGATTCTCTGGCATTATACTACATGTATATTCCAGCATACACAACCACGCCGAATGATGTAAAAATTATTCCAGTTGATAATCGTAGATACACGATGAGAGATATTGGAAAATTAGAAAAACGTATCGAACGTCTTGAACAATACACGTTGCTAAGTGTTCTAGAACAACAAGCATTAAATATGCAAGTAAAAGATGATATTGGTATTGATAGATTTAAGAGTGGTTTTATTGTCGATAATTTTGAAAATCATGCAGTTGGTAATCTAGGATCAATTGATTATAAGTGTGCTATTGATACTCAACAATCTACATTAAGACCAAGATCATCAGAATCTTCGTTTATTCTAAGAGAGATCCAAGAAAGAGATGAGCAGAGAACACTAAATGCTTATAAAAAAACTGGTGATATTATTACATTACCATATACGAGTATTTCTGCTATATCAAATAATTTTGCAACAAAAACTCTCAGCGTAAATCCATTTGTTGTTGGTCAATATGTTGGTGAAATTAAGTTATCTCCAAACATCGACCAGTGGTTTGATGATACCGAAAAACCTTTAATATTAGATAACGATAGTAAAGTATTCTCAGTATTTTATGCAAAAAATGACAGTAGAGAAGGTTTCTCTAGTTTACACAATAACTATATTGTAAATTGGATCGGAACAAATAGAGTTTTCTTTAATATTAATACATTAACAGATATATCTTCTATTTCTTCTTCTGCTACGACTAGTTTAGCATCAACAGCAAGTAGTTCTAATATAAGCCCACAAAACAATCAACTTGCACAATCTGTTCCAACAAAGACTCAAGGTTCAAACACTGTAGTATCATCTCTACAACTGTTCTGTAGATCTGTTCCAGTATTTTTTACTGTTACTCGTATGAAACCAAAGAGTAAACTCTTTGCTTTTATTGATGGTAAAAATGTAGATAGATGGATTGCACAAGATTTTAGATTTACAGGTATTGCTGGAAACTCACTGTCAACTTTTGGTCAAGGATTAACGACAGACGAAAACGGAAATGCTAGTGGATTGCTTATATTCCCATCTGGAGTTCCACCACAAGTAAACACAGAATGGACTGGAGATGTGAAAACAGTTCAATATGATACTACTGCATCACCACTATCATTTATAGCAGGAAACAAAACTGTTAGATTTACTTCCGACAGTAATGGATTGACAGACAGCACAGTAGATTCATTTACACAAACTACTTTCTTTGTTACTGGTTCACTACCAAACCAACCGTCAACTATAATTTCAACATCGCCAGCTATCTTCAAAGGAGAAGAGGGTATACAATATGTTGACAACACAAAAGCAACCACTACTCCAAATCCATTATCACAATCATTCTTGATCGAAAAATATCCAGGTGGTGTTTTCTTGACAGGTTTGGATCTTTATTTTAGTAAAAAGAGTTCTACTATTCCAATTAAAGTATATTTAACCAATATAGAAAGTGGAAAACCAGGCAAATATATTGTTCCTGGTAGTGAGTGTGTATTAAATCCCAACACATATCTAAGAGTATATACCAACGGAACTTTATATGTTACCAAAGGAGAAACTGTCACTGGAACATCTTCAGGTGCTTCTGGTCCTATAAAATCAATCATTGATAAAAACAACGTAGAAATTGTTCCATCAGTAACAGGAGTATTCACTCTTACTAATGATCAAGTCTACACTTTAGTATTAGATAATCACAATGGCAAAACATTCATACAAAATGAAACTCTATCTATTCCTTCTCTAGTTACATATAATGCAGCAAATGCAACTCAATTAAATGTAACCATAGCAAAGAATTCTGGAAGAATTACTGCTTTAGAAATTAGTAATTGTGGAACAGGATACGAGAGTGCCCAATTAACCATAGAAAGCCCCCAGTTAATTGGAGGAATTAATGCTACTGCATCATGTCTTGTATCTAGTGGAAAAATATATGATGTTTCATTAAACGTTAAAGGATCTGGATACACCGAAGCGCCATCAGTTATCATCAAAGGAACTGGTTTACAGGCAGCGAATGCGTCTATTAAAGCAATCCTAACGATTGATACACCAGCGGTTCGTATGGGTGTTGCAGTCGATCCTGGAACCACTGCAGTAACTGATTCCACTACTCCAACAAGATTTAATTTTGAATATCCTGTTTACCTACAAAATAATACAGAATATGCGTTCGCAGTTGAATCTGATTCAACAGATTATGTAATTTGGGCATCTAAACTAGGAGAGAATGAAATTTCTACTAATTCTGTAGTAACATCACAACCTTTACTAGGATCAGTATTTAAATCACAAAACGTTGATACGTGGTCAGAAGATTTGTTTGAAGATATTAAATTCACTTTATATAGAGCAGAGTTTGATATTTCTAGAACTGGTATCGTAGAATTAACTAACGAAACATTAGGATATGAGTTATTGGATTCAACTCCATTTGAAACCGATTCTCTTTCCGACACTACTTCAACTTCAACATTATTCAAGAACAATAATAAAATTATTAAAGTTATTCACAAGAATAATGGTTTTGAAGATAGTGGTAAATCTTACGTTAGCTTCAAAAATTGTGCTGATGTAGGAGGAATATCTTCGGAGACTTTAAATACCACTCTATTTAAAATTGATAATTGTGGTTCAGATTTTTACACTATCAATCCAGAAGTTAGAGCATCTTCTAATGATGTTGGTGGAGGATCTAAAGTTTTATCAACATACAATAGAAAATACGAAAAACTTTTTGCTCAAGTTGCATATTTAAATTTCAGCGATACTCAACTAGATGCTGAAGTTAAGACTGTTAACATTATTCCTTTTGATTCTGGAGTTACAAATTACAATACATATTCTCAAACTGGGTTCGAAAAAACATTTTTAAATGAAGATCATTATTTCAATAATCAAAAAGTGTTAGCATCAAGAATTAATGAATTGGTAAATTCAGATACTATAAATCAAAGATCTTTAATTTATAAGTTATCATTATCTTCTTCAGTTTCGTATTTATCTCCCGTAATTGATTTAAGATCTTGTTCTGTTAAGTTAGTGAATAACTATGTAGAAAAATCAAAGGGAGATGAAAAACGCTTTGGAAGAAGAGATCAAATAATTAAATTCTACCCAATATATAAATTCACTGTAACTGGAACTGGAGCAAATACTATTAATTTTGGAGATGCCGCAAATCCAAAGATTGTGACTGGAAATACTTCAAAAGCACAAGCAATATTATTAAAGTTAGATCAAGCAACTGGAGAAATTTATGTGAAGATGTTAACAGATACTTTATTTGTTCCAAGTGAAAATTTAGTATTTGTTTCTCAGGGAAGTCTAACAGAATTGTTCGTAAGTTCTTCTGGAATTGAAGATGTTTTAATTAATTTCCCATACAATTCTGTCATCTCCGCTATCGATAAAACTGATGTAACTAAGTCATACACAAACGTTATCAGTGGAAGAGTAGTTCTTTGGGATGCAGAAAAGAGAGAGCTTCGTATTTCAAATAATAAAAATCCAATTAATAATAACTACACTGCAGCGGCAACCACTGGTTCTGATTATGCAAGATCTCCATTCACCAGTGATTTAGATCAAGTTCCAGATATTTTTAGAGTAGGAGATTTCATTACATACGAAAACCAACCATCTGATACCAAAAATTATCTTGAAATCAAGAGCGTTGATTATTCCTCTGGTATTTTGTTTGTTCCAGAAATTTCTAAAAATAGTTCTTCTATTGCAAAATATATAACTAAAGAAATTAGTTTAGAAACTCCTTCCACTGGATTAGATGTAAAATTAACTGCCAATGTATTTGAAGAAGACGATATTCTTGTATTATACAAGATAAAACCAGCAAGTTCCCAATTTAATTTTGATGATTTGGGTTGGCAATATTTTAATGAAACAGGGATTCCAGATGTAAGAGTAATTCCTTCTAGCAATAATACTATTGCTGGTTACATAGAAGAACAAGCATCATACAAAGAATATAAGTATAGCATTTCTAATCTTTCTGATTTTACTTCATTCGCAATTAAAATTGTGATGAGAAGTTCTAATCCAGTATTTGTTCCAAAAATTCAAGATATTCGCGTAGTTGCTTCGTTCGGATGAATTATATTAAAGTATTAGATCACGATTACTTAGTAAGAGATCCTTCTACTGGTGCCATTATAAATACTGATAAAACCTCGCTTGAGGATATAAAAAAACTTCGTACTGCAAGTTCTACTATAAAAAATATACAAAGTGATGTAGAAAACTTAAAAAGCGAACTTTGTGAAATAAAAAATCTTTTAAAAGAGCTCATAAGAAATGGCAATACTTAGAAATGTATCCAAACAAGATACTTTAGAATCCCAAAGGCAAGTCATCAATTTAATAGCTAGTGATCTTTATGGATACACTAATGGCAGTCAAAATGTCTCTATCTTAGCTGGAGAATTTGGTGATGGTTCTGCTTCTAATCCTTCTTTAAGATTTTCTAGTGATGTTACATTAGGATTTTTTAAAGAAGCAACTTCAACTTTGGGTATTAGTTCAAATGGTAAACAGGTTGTAAGTATTGCTGCTAGTGGAACATATTTCACGAGAAATTTTTATGGGCAAAGAAGAAGTTTAACTACTGCAGGATTAAGTATTTCCGATAGTGGAACTGATTACGAAGAAGGATCTTATACTAATATTTCTTTACTTGGCGGCAGTGGTTTAGGTGCAACTGCAAATATTGTAGTAAATGCTTCTGGAAATGTAAGTGGAGTTACAATTGTTAATGACGGATATGGATATGCAGTTGGAGATTCTTTGTATGTAAACGATAAAGAAATATCAGATGGTGATGGAATAAGTGGGGATGTAAAAACATTAAGTGTAACTGAAGAAGGTTTTAATTATGTAAATGGAACAACATATTCAACAAATAATATCTCTGGTTCTGGTCTTGGTTCTGGATTAACAGTAAGCGTTACTACAGAACTAGTAGGAAAAGTTTTAGAACTTGGGTTTTTAAATGGTGGTTCTAATTATACAACTACAACAAACGCTCCATTTACTACAAATGGCAGTGGAACAGGATTAACATTAAATATTATTGCTGCAGTAAATGGATTAGTTGAAATTTTATCACCAGTTGATTATGGAACGGGATACTCAACGACAGGATCTAGTGTTGCTACTACTACTGATGGCATAGGAACAGGATTAACAGTTAATTATTCAGCATCTGTTGGCGGAATATTAAATGCTATATCAATAACTAACGATGGATCTGGATATCCATCATCAGGAACTGATGCTTCGTTAACTGGAGGAACTGGAAGTGGCGGAACAGTTAATTTTACTGCTTCCCCAACAGATAGTTTATTAACATTTAATATAGTTGAAGAAGGAACTGGATATACTGATGGAGAATTGTGTAATATTCAAATTGTAGACGAAAATATCACGGAACCTGGAACGGGTGCTCAAATTACCGTAACTGCTTCTGGTGGTCTTGTAACTGGAGGAACGGTAACAGCAGCTGGAACTGGATTCACTGTCGGAGAACAGTATTATTTAATTGGAGGAAATGACAATGCAATATTCCAAGTAGCGAGTGTTACTCCAGGTGGAGATTTATTAACGGTTTCTATAAACAATGGTGGTAGTGGATATACAGTAAATGATGTATTAACCGTTAGCACACCAAGTTCTTCGTCAGGAACAGTTACAGTAACAGATGTTACTGGGGGAGTTATAAGCAGTGTAACAATAGTAGATAAAGGAACTAATTATGAGGTAGGAGATACTATTACAATTAGTGGTGGAGACAACAATGCATCTTATACTGTAACAGATATTAGTGGTGGTGCTGTAACTCAAGTATCTATTAACACTAATAATTCTTCTGGATTTGTTCAAAATGAAACTATTACATTTACTGGGGGAGATGCTAATGCATCTATAACTGTAACTTCAGTAACAGCAGGAGAAATTACTGGCGTTACGGTTGTAGATCCTGGGCAAGATTATAATATTGGAGATGTTCTACAAGTATCTGGTGGAGGAGGAACAGGAGAAATTACAGTATCAGAAACATTTGATGGTTCTGGATTTACTTTAAGCGTAAATAATATTTCATTAAGTTCTCCCATAACAGCAGATCTATCTGATGGAAGTATTTCTTCTTTAATAGGATATATCGATACTTTATTATCTGATACTGGAACTATTACCAATTTATCAACAAATACTATTTCTTCGTCTGTTTCTATAACATCTCCTTCTATTCTATCATCTAGCACATTAAATATCACATCAACAGATGACGTAAATATTTCTTCGCCAAATTTAAATATTGGTTCAAACTTAACTCTAGAATCTTCTACAGGAAATATTTTTAGTGATGGAAGATTAGAAGCAACTGAAATAATAGTTGATAACAAAATTAATATCAACGATAATTCAATTTCTACTTTGGCAGATAATCCATTATTATTAGTTCCTTCCAATAATAAAATAACAAAAGTAGACAGCACCAGTGCGTTAGTAATTCCAGTTGGAGCAACAAATCAAAGACCACTATCAAATGCAGAGACTGGTGCAATTAGATTTAATAGTGATATTCAGCAATATGAGGGTTATAACGCATCAACTAATTTATGGTCTAGTTTAGGTGGAGTTAGAGATTCTGATGGTAATACTTATATTATTCCAGAATTAAATTCTGGATCTAATGACAATATTTTATATTTCTTCAACAACTCAGTTAACACCATTCGTCTTTCTGAATCACAACTCCAATTTTACAATCTAAGTAATATATCTGCCTTAAGTGGAACACTCAACATAAATTCTACTGATGTTTCTTTTAGCAATAATTTAAAAATTTCTTCAAATAAAATCTCTACAACAAGTTCATCATTAACAATTGAACCTGCTACTGGAACAAATGTAGTGATTTCTGGTATTGCATCATTAGCAATTCCTGTTGGAACTTCTGCACAAAGAGGAACATCTGTTGCTGGTGGAATACGTTATAATACTTCAATATCTCAATTTGAAGGATATAATGGAACCAATTGGACTAGTTTAGGAGGTGTTCGTGATGTTGACGGCAACACATATGTAGTTCCAGAAAGTTTTCCAGGTGCAAATGATAACGTATTGTATTTTGTATCAAATGGAATACATGCTGCCAGAATAACATCTGCTGAACTCAGATTAGAAGGAGCAAGCACTTTAAATTCTGTTAATCTAACTGGAATATCAGAATGGCAGTCTGTTACTGCTTATACTACAGGAACTTTTGTTTATTATGGAACTAATGTATATCAAGTATCAACTAATTTTACTTCTGGAGGAACACCGCCTTCTCATACATCAGGAACTACAAGTAATTTAACTTGGATTAGAACTATTTACGGAAATATAACAATAGATAGTAACGTAAAGAATTTTATTATTAATACCACTTTAGATATTAGTAATCAATTAAAGATTACTAATTCAAATATTTTTTCGGTATCAGAAGATATTAACATACAACCATTTACTTCAAAAAAAGTAAAAATTGATTCACTCACATCTCTTGTAATTCCTGCTGGTACTAGTTTAGAACGAGGAACTCCCGATGCGGGTTCCATACGTTACAATACTACAGTATCTCAATTTGAGGGATATAGTGGAACTGCTTGGACTAGTTTAGGGGGTGTTCGTGACGTTGATGGCAATACTTATATTATTCCAGAAACTTCTCCTGGATCAAATGAAAATATTTTATATTTCTATAATGATGATATCAATACTCTTAGATTATCTCCGACTGAATTAATTTTCCAAAATATTGATACTATTACATCTAATAGCAATGTCTTAGATATCAATTCTAATCTAGTTGAATTTAATAGTGGATTATTTAACATAGATACTTCAGTTTCAACAAGATCTAAATTATACACTACACAAAATAATTTAGATCTTGCATTATCAAGTGGATTATCAAATGATACTTTACTCAGACTTTCTGGATCTGGTCAGTTAGCAGTTAATACTTCTTTTGGTTCTGGATCAGAATCTTATGTAAATATTTTAGATAAAAATTTAAATAACTTTGATCTAGCACATTTAAATATTAAAACATCAAAATATACTCTAGTTAAAGATACAAATAATTTCAATTCTTATATTTTATTTGATCCATCTTTAGCAGAGTCATGTAAGGTTACTGTTATTGCTGTAAATGCTACTACTGGCGATAAACATATGGTTGATTATAATGTTATCGCAGAAGGCAGTGATATATATAATATTGAATACGAATCTTTAACATCTGGAGATCTTCTATACGATGCATCATTTGATTTTTCTGCTTCTGGAGAAGCAAGAATAACAACTACATTACTTAACAATGTTACTTCAGGAAACACTGTTAATTTTACGATCGTAAATACTATCATCAAAAAATAACTCATGGCAGTAACTACTTCAACGTTTAATTCTGAAGGAGGATTTGGAGTTAAACAAAAAACAATTATCAGTGATTCTTATGATTTATTAAATGTAAATTCTATACAATTACAAAATTCTGAGTATACTGATTGCAAAAGATCTACATATATTTTAAAGGGATTCAACACCTCTATATTGTCTAGGTCTCAGCAGCAAAATCTTTACATTCCCATAGAGAGAGAATCTATAGCTTTTATTACTGCACATGTAGTTGCCACCAATGAAACAAATAGTGGTCAATATGCTGTAAAAATAGAAGCTTCAGTTCAATCTGATGCCAGTGGAGATATTTCATTATTATCTTTTTTAAAAACAGTTATTGCTGATAACATTCCTTTTGGAGAATCTTGGGAAATTTCAGTATATACTTCTGGAAACGTTGATGAATTAAGTTTATCTTCTGTTGTTGGTGGTAATTCATCTATTATTAAATGGATTTCAAACGTAGAAATCGTTACAGTTGCTTACTAAATACTAATAAAATAAACTCATTTACCTAATTTTGGATAGATACCATGGGTCTAGAATTTAATGCCGATAAGGAATATCTAAAATCAGATAATCCACAATTAATTGGAAGCGAAAATATTATCTTTAGATCTGGCGCAGGTGCATCGGAAAAAGAAATTTTTCGTGCAAAACTTGATCCTGCCACAAATCTACCAAGATTAGGTGTTAATAGAACTGGAGATCGAGTAGATAAAGTTAATATAGTAAATCAAGGATCTGGTTATACAGCAGCTCCAACAGTTATTATAGGACCTCCAGATTCTTCAACAAATCCCGTTCAAGCAACTGGCAGTGCTCTACTTTCCAACGGAAGAGTGATTGGAGTACAAATTACAAATGGTGGTGGTGGATATACCACTGCTCCATCAATTACTTTCCAAAATGCTGCTGGCGATACTACAGGTGGTGGAGCTCAAGGTACAACAGTATTAGATACTATTGAATATGAAATTGATGTAAATGGTGCTATTAGAACATCCACATCTATCATTTCCGATACTGCTAGAATTTTAAATCTAGATTTCCAAAATGTTGTTACTCCTAATTTTGATCTTCGTTCACCAAGATTAAAAGTTTGGGATAATAGTTTTGGTCAGCAATGGACAGCAAATACATCTTTATCTAAAGGCGATTTTAGATATTACGAACAAAATGTTTACAGAGCAAAACAATCTGGTATCACTGGAACCAATCCACCTCTACATTTAACTGGTTCCGTAACAAACGGTAATCTTCAACTTGAGCATGTTGGTTATAGAGCAGACGATGCTTTACTTCCTGGATATGATTCATTTAGTTGGCCTGAAAGTATTACACCTCCATTAGGAGATAATTCAAGTAAAATTGCTACTACAGAATATGTTCTAAACTTAGCAACAAATGACGTTGGTGGTCGTGTTTATGTTTCTCAACAAATTGGTGATGATGAAAATGACGGTAGATCACCCGCTTCTCCAGTAAGAACTATTAAGCGTGGTTGCCAAATTGCAACTGAATCTAGGAACGTAAAAGAAACCGTTATAGTTGCTGGTGGAGATTATACGGAAGATAATCCAATTTCAATTCCACCAGATTGTGCTGTTGTAGGTGACTCGTTGCGTATTGTTTTGGTTAGACCAAACAATCCTGGCAAACACATGTTTAAGTTTGCCGATAAAAACTATATTTCTGGTCTCACATTTAGAGATAAATTAGATTCTCAAGGAAATCCACTATCAACATGGCAGTTTGCTTGTGTATTTGATGATAAACAAAGAATTTATTATGACTCTACTACTGGCGGAGACTTCAAAAGAAGATTCCCAGTTGGTCACCAAATTTTTGGAAAGAATAAATTCAGAGCAGATTTTGACTTTAATACAGGATTATCATCGCTTTCTATTGGAGAAACAATTATCGGTGTAAACAGCACAGCAATTGGAACTGTAATTGCTGTTAATTATACATCAACAACCGGACCACAAGCATACCAAAAGGGAACTGTAGATTTTGATATCGTATCAGGAAACTTTGCTAAAGGAGAAACAGTAAGATATTATATCGAAGCACCTGTAGAATATACTGGATGGCCATCATCTCCTTCTATTGGAGATCCTTATACTCACCCTACTGATGGTGTTACTTACATATGGAATGGAACTGATTGGGCACAAGAGTTTCAATTTACTGCCACGACACTGATATCAATTAGACCAGAAGGAGAAGTAGTAGAGCATGGAACTGATGTAACTACTACTGTTCCTATTATAAGAGTTGATGCTTCACAACAGGCAACTTATGGTGGTCTCATTTTATATACAAATGAACTAGTAGGAATAGATAATATTCACGATTTCCATGAAGGAATGGAAATTTTTATATCTGGAATGCCAGATGGATCTGTTCCAGGAGACCCAGATTTATCGTTCTTGAATGGATATCAAAGAATTTATGATTTAGATAAAACTGGTGTTCCAATTGATGATGATAGCAGATCTAGAAGATTTGTTATTCCGAAAGATAATTTACCAAGTTTAACAGATTCTAATATTATAGTAGACGCTACTGCTTCCGCAGTATCGCATTATGTTACTCTTTCGTTATTAAACTCACCAAATAAATTTGAAGAAACTCCATATGTTTCTAGAAGGTATCAAGATGCTCGTAATTTAATTAGAAACAATTTAGAGTTTATTAAAGACGAAACATATAAACAAATTATTGCTGAGTTTACTCATTTTATTAATCCTAGTGAATCAAAATGCCGTAGAGACATTGGGCATTTTGTCAATGCTATCATTAGAGATATGGAATATGGTGGGAACTATCACACCGTAGAAGCAGCAAAATATTATGTTATTGGAACTGGTATTGGATATATTGCAACTGAATTATCGGAGACTGTTAGAGCGTTTGATATTGCTAGAGATCTAGCAGTTCTTGCTATGAGAGGTTGGAGAATTAATCAAGCAGGAGATTTATACAACCCTCAATTCTCAACTATTGATAGATTTTTTGATCCAGATGTAACTATAGATTCATCTTGGCCATATTGTGCTAATGTTGAGGCAGCAATTAATACTCTTACTGATTTATTCATTGCTATTATTACCAACAATCAAATAGATCGTTATGTTGAAGCTGGATATTTGATTGCTCGAAATCAAGATTTTATTATCCAAGAAACTTCAAGATATATTGAAGATCAATATCCAGAACTTTTCTTGAGTGAAAATGCATCTGCTGCTAGATATAAAGATTCTACCAATTTGATTAGAAATAATAGACAAGAAATTATTGATAGAGCTGCAGCAGAAATTGCAATTCAGCATCCTGATTTTTATTATCCTGGAGACGCTCAGACTACTAATACATCGAGATATAAAGATTCTTATCGCTTAATTCAACTTAATAGACAAGAAATTATCGATAGAGCAGCTGCTGAAATTGCTGTTCAGCATCCTGATTTTTATTATCCTGGAGATGCCCAAACAACTAGTATTTCTAGATTCAAGGATTCATATCGTTTAATTCAATTAAACAGAGCAGCAATTATTGATACTGCTTATGCTGCATCTGGCGGTTCAATCCCTGGGGATACTAATGGAGAAAAGTGTAAGCGAGACATTGGATATTTTATTGATGCGGTTTCTCTAGATATCGCTCAAGGTGCAGGAAATAGATATTCACGCAAATTTATTCAACAATATTTCAATCAAGCAGGAACTGCTTGGATTTCAAATGGATTGCAAGGTGAAGAAATTCAATCTAATTTAGCTTTTAATTCAGCTCGTGATGAGATGAAGAAAGCAATTACAAATCAACTAGGAGTTAAAGATTTAACTATTACTGCAGATCCTGCTACTGGTTCCAATACAAGCACTTCATCTTGTGCAGATGTACAATCAGCAATCGATACCTTAACTGCTATTATTACTGCAAGAATTACTGCTGGCAACTTAACAGGTCTTCCCGCAGAAACAACAGGAACTGATCCTGCTGGCGAAGCAAAGTGTAAGCGTGATATTGGTCATTTCATTGATGCTGTTTCTCTAGATATTGTTCAGGGAGGAGGAAACAGATATTCTCGTAAATTTATTCAGCAGTATTTTGTTAATGCAACTACACCAATTTCCAATGGTTTGGTCGGAGAAGAAGCTCAGAGTGTAACTGCCTTCAATATGGCGAGAGACATGATGAACAAAGCTCTCACCAATCAACTATACACTAAAGATTTAACAATCAGTGCTGGTCCTGCTACTTATGGTGGTGGTGGTGGTAATATTGCTGTTCTTCCATCTGGAAATGCTGCTTCTTGCACAGATGTTCAAAGTGCAGTATCAAGTCTAACAACTTTAATCACTGATAGAATTACTGCTGGTAACTTAACAGGTCTGCCAGCAGAAACAACAGGAACTGTTCCTGCTGGCGAAGCAAAGTGTAAGCGTGATATTGGTTATATTGTAGATGCGGTTGCTTCAGACTTGTATGATGGAAGTAATGTTAATATCATTAGAGCTACAAAGAGATATTTCTTAGCGAATACTACTCCACTATCAAATGGTTTAGTTGGAGAAACGTCTCAGTCTGTAACTGCTTTCAATAAAGCAAGAGATATCATGAAGAGAGCTGTTACTAACCAGCTCTACTCTAAAGATCTCACAATCACTGGAGATCCAGATCCAGGAAACACCCCACCTCCATACGGAACAGAAGGGGTTACTACAAACAATACAAATGAACTTTCTTGCACAGATGTTCAGACTAGTATTTCTACATTAATTAGTGTTATCACAACTGCAATTTCTGCTGGCAATTTAAATTCACTACCAACTGAAAATACAGGTGATTTCTTAACTACCACTTCAATTAAATGCCGTAGAGATATTGGTTATATCCTAGGAGCTTTAAGAAGAGATTTAATTCTCGGCGGTAACGCTGGAATAGTAACTGCTGGCGAATCATATTATACTGGAACTGCTTTAACTGGTATTCCATCAAATGAATTAACTCCAACAAGAGAAGCATTCGTAAAAGCAAGAGATTTAGCAATCCTTGCTATGAGAAATTGGAATACTGGAAATGGTGCGTATTCTCAACCAGATTATGTTCCAGAATATGCAACAACTATTCAGTTTATTGATCCTACAGTAATTGAAGATACTTCAACTCCAACTTGTGCTAACGTTGCATCAGCAATTACAACTTCATTTGGTATTTTAGATAGTATTCTTGCTGACGGATCAACTCAAACAAAAACATATGGAACTTTATACGAACCAACGGTAACTTATCCAGAAAACACAATTTATGATGCCGACAATAAGAGAATAACTATTGAGTCTATCTGGGCAGATCTTCCATTCATCGAAGCATCTCCTTACATCCAAAACGCTTCTGTAATTTCATTCCTTGGTGGTGGTGGTTGTGAAATTGATGGTGATAAGATCCGTCAACCAAACTGCCCAAGACCAGGATTAAATCCAGCTGTTGGTAACAATGCTCCTAAAGCAACTTATCCAAATCAGGGTAAGTCGATGGTTGCTGCTCAGTTTACCATTATTTCTTTTGGGGGAATTGGATACAAAATTGTAAATGATGGTTATACTCAGTTAGTTTCGGTATTCGTTCTATTCGCTCAAGATGGTGTTTATGCTGATACTGGTGGTTATGCTTCCATTACCAACTCAGCTACAAACTTTGGAACTTATGCTTTAAGAGCAAGAGGATTCAGAAAAGATCCATATGTCTTTGATATTGGAACAATTTCTAACGTAACTACCACTGCTACAGGTAGAACTGTATTTACAGTTGGTGGTCTTGGCAGAGAACCTCTCGAGCACTATATTGTTAAGTTTGCTGATTATGAAAATCAAGATTCCGAAATTGAATACTTTGTTGAAAATGTAAGACAGACTTCTGCTGGTGCTACTGACATTACTTCTACTATCGATTTAAATGACGCTATCTTGATTCAAAGAAAATCAGATGGTCAACCAGTAGTTGTAAACAACGCAGAACTAGTCGGTAAGCAGATTCGTTTACACAGACCATCTATTGTTAACTCTTCATCGCATACTTGGGAATATGCTGGTTCTGGAAATGATTACAATGCTCTACCTGAAAATGGTGGAGTTAAAAACGAAGCACTAGAGCAGGTATCTCAAGCATATGGTAGAGTATACACTTCAGGAACTGACGAACTTGGTGACTTTAAAGTAGGTTACTTCGCTAAGATTGAGAACAGAACTGGTAATATTACATTTACTGGAACGGTTTCTATCTCGGAAGTTGAATTCCTCAAACTAAAAGGTGGAGATGTTGTTGTTACGGGATTTGATGCTTCTAATACTTTAGGAGGAAACTTCTCGACAGATAGCAAGATTCCTACACAAAAAGCAGTTAAAGATTATATCTCAAACAACCTTGGTCAATATATTAATAAACCATATTCAACCAATGCTGTTCCAAGAAACCTTGTAGAATTAACAGACTCTGGTAAGATTTCTCTTGATCAAATTCCAGCATTAAGACCATTTAGTGTTTATACTATTGCCGATGAAGATGCTAGACTTGCTCTAGAAGGACCTCTTGCTGGAGACATTGCAATTCAACAAGACACTTCACAATCATTTATCTTAAATAATGATTTAGATAGTCAATTTTTAGGTATTACTGTAAATGAAGATTATGATTTCCCAGTTGGAGAATTAGTTGCTGGTAGTATTTCTACAGGTCAAGGTGAAATTACAGAATATAGATTTGGTGTTGTATATCAAATTAGTATTACTGATCAAGGTGATGGTTATGATGCTCAAAATCCACCATCAGTTAGTTTCAGTGCTCCTCAACAAGCAGGTGGAGTTACTGTTGCTGCGTCGGCAACTATTGCAAATAGCAAATTAGTCGCTATAACAATCGTTGAATATGATAATCTTGTTGGTGGTAAAGGTTATACTTCTGCTCCCACTGTAACAATTTCTGCTCCTGGAGCTGGTGGAACACAAGCAGAAGCAACTGCTCTGATTGAATCTAGAGTTTACACAAATATTGTTAATAATATTAAAATTACAGATACTGACAATATTTCTGATTATGCTACTCCAACAAATAATGTTGCAGTAATAAGAACAGTAAATACTTCAGCAAGTGATCCAAATAACTGGGTATCTCTTTCATCAACCACAACTCCAGTAACAAACTTAACTGGTCCTGGAACTATTTCTCCGAACCTTCTAGGCAGCAGTGGAAGTGCAAACTCAACTACTTTCTTACGAGGTGATTCTACTTTTGCTCCTGCTGTTCAATCCATCAAGGCATCCGAAAATAGATATTTTGCTTATACTGCCGATCAAGCTGCTGCAAATCAAAATATTATACAAGTTCCACTAAATTCTGCTATACTATTAGGTCATGTTGTAGTAGCAGATGGTATTCCAGCAGATACTACTGTTCAAAATACATTTGTTCAAGAAGGAAAAACAGTAATAACATTATCTACTGCTATTACTCAAATCATACCTATAGATACTTTAATAGAATTTGTAAGACCAGCTTCTCCTGTTGTTATTAGTTCTACATTTACTCTTTCTGGTTTCATTGATACAGTATATGTTTCTGGTAGAGGAACAGGATATACAGATGGAACTTATTATGATGTTGCTCTAACTGGTGGTGTTGGAACTGGATTGAAAGGAAATATTGTAGTATCAAGTGGTCAACTTCAAGAAGTAATTGTAACAAGTGGTGGAACTGGTTATACCAGTGACTTTTCAATCACTTCAATTCCTGCTGCAGTTGGTCCTGGAACAGGTGGAGTTTTAGAAGCAAAAGTAAATACTACTGTTAAAAACTTCTCTAATGTTGGGGTTGACATTTTACGTGTAGACGACAAGACGCTTGCTGCTCAAGAATTTGGTAATGTTGGTGTTGCTAGATTCTTCAAATCACAATTTGAAATTGGTCTAGCGGGCAACGGTTCAGTCAAACTAAAGACTGGTGCTGATAGTGGATTGGATGCTGACTTACTAGATGGTCAGCAAGGCAACTACTACCTAAATGGTCAAAACTTTGCTAACCTATCAATCACTCCAGACAAACTTGCTAGCGGAACTTATGGTATTGACATTTCTGGTCAGTCGGGTAATACTTTAAGATTAACAACTAGCGTAGGAAACGCATCATCATCTCCTTCGCCATCTACTTTCAACGAAGGTATCACAGCAGATACCAGAAACAATACTGCAGATGGATTATCCGATGGAGGAACAAAGCACGGTGTAATCACTTACAGACAATTTGGAACTGGATCTGATTCTTCTGGTGGTGGTGTAAGACAACTTGCTTTCACTGATAATAACAATCTTTGGATTCGTGGATCTGGTTCTGGCGTTACTGGTGCATTTAGCACTTGGGCAAAACTATGGTCTTCAATCAACCAAGGTGCTGATAGTGGATTGGATGCTGACAAATTAGACGGAAGGCAAGGTGTTTTCTATCAAAATGCATTTAACATCAACAAAGGAAATATAGGTTCTAGTCATATTGCGACGTATCTAAGATCAACTGGATTTAATAATACTCTAAAAGTTTCTTCTTTTGTTGGTCAAGTTTTCTATGATGTATATGTTACTGGACAAGTTCTTTCAGAAGCTCCCTATGTAGAAAATGCAACCATTAATTTATATGATACCTCTGGTATTGAAGTAGGTGAATTTGTAATTACATCAATTGTTACTAATAACAGTTTGGATGATGCTTTAGATTATACTATTTTAACTGGAAGATTAACTGCAGGAAGTTTTAATAGTGCTGCCAAGATTGGAACACCATCAAATAATGTGTTTATTGCTGATTATAATATCACAGATATTATAAGCAATTCTACGTATACTGTTGCAGAATTGGGTAATTTTGCTTCTAAACCTCTTCTCAAATTGGGAAGAACTGATGGAACTGCATCTAGCCCAGCAATTTATTTTAATTCTGCTTCTTCTCCAGCAACTTTTAACGTTAAGTTAGAAGCATCTGGCGGAACAGGAACAGAAGGTAGTGGTCTTTTAAATATTGTCGCAAATAATGCCAATGCAGTAACAATAAACAATAGCACTATTTGGAACTCTGGCAATATTCAGTTTGCTTCTGCAAATACAGCAAGCACAGCAGTTCAGAGAGATTCAAATGGAGACTTCTCGGCAGGAACTATCACTGCTTCTCTAACAGGTGCTGCTTCTCTAAACGTATTGAAGTCTGGAGATACTATGTCAGGCAACCTGACATTCTCAGCAGGAAATGGTATTGTAATTAATACATCAGCAAATTCACTGGCAACTGGAACTGGTAACAGAAATCTAACTATTCTTAATGAAACTGGCGGTGCTGATGCTTATCTAACCTTCCATGTTTCTGGTGACTATGCTGGTTACTTTGGATTAGATGGTTCAACTAATGATCTCTTCTGGGGTGGTTGGAGTGTTGGATCTTCCACTAAGTATACTATTCTACATACTGGAAACAACCTACCAGCAACCACAAATACAGCAAATACTCTTGTTAAGAGAGATAGTAATGGAGACTTTGCTGCTGGAACTATCACTGCTGCATTAAGTGGTAATGCTTCAACTGCAACGAAACTTCAAACTGCAAGACTAATCAATGGAACATCTTTTGATGGTTCTGCAAACATAACTATCACATCAAATACTCCAAACTCTCTATCAGTTGGAACATATTTACAGTTTGGTGATGGATCTGGAACTCAATCATTTAATGGTGGTGCAGCAAGAACTATCAACGTAATTGCTTCCACAAGTGGTAATACTAACTTGGTAGCCAGAGATGCAAGTGGTAACTTCTCAGCAGGAACTATCACTGCTACATTATCTGGAAATGCTTCAACTGCAACTAAAGCAACAAATATTGCTGGCGGTGCTTCTAATAATTTGGTATACCAGAGTGGAACTGATTCCACTTCGTTCTTGGCTGCAGGAACTGCAGGTTATTTCCTCAAGCAAGGATCAACTGCTCCCGAATGGACCGCTTTCCCAATTGGAGGAAGCAATCAAGAAATTCAGTATAATAACAATGGTGCTTTAGCTGCTTCTGCTCAATTTAAGTTTGAAAGTGCAACACATTCTATTGTTCGTCTTGGTGATGCTGCATCATTACGTCAAACATCTAATGCTACCTTAGGATCAGTTGGTGCATCTGAAGGTCTCATTCAATATCATAGCAACCGTTGGTATGTAAATGTAGGATCAAGTGGTGCTGAAGTTGTAAGATTTAGAGCTGGAACTACTGATGTTGCTTGGATCGGAACAGGAGGAGCATTTAATTGTAATGGTGCTATTACCGCTGGCGGTGATATTACAGCATTCTCATCGTCAGATAATAGATTAAAAACTAATATCGAACCAATTGAAAATGCTCTAAATAAAGTTGGTAAGATCTCTGGTGTAACCTATAATTGGAATGAGAAAGCGGAAGATAAAGATCAAACAAAGAGAGAATCTGGTGTAATTGCTCAAGAAATTCTTGAGGTATTGCCAGAGGTCGTTGTTGAAAGAGATAATGGTTACCTAGCAGTTCAATATGAACGTTTGATTCCTCTACTTATCGAAGCTATTAAAGAATTAAAACAAGAAGTAGAAACTCTAAAGGCAAGTAAGTAATATGGCAGTAAATAATAACACTACCAAATACTTTAGTGGAAATGTATCGATTAGTTTATCTCAACTGAGAGATACATTCAGAGGAAATACTGGAGCAGTATCTCTTAGTGAATTTAAAAGAAAAACAACAGATACAACATCGGCACCATACATTTATGATGCTACTGAAAATGCTAATGTTCCTACATCAGACTCAAATCTAGCATTTAGTAAGTATAGAGATACTGTAAAAGAGATTGTTTTAACACAATCAGATACTAATGAAGATGTAAGTGTAGATTCTTTTACAACTCAATGGAATAGTAATTTCGGTAAAGTAATTCCCAAAAAATTTGAAGTTACTGGAACTTGTGGTGCAACATCCACGGCAAATGCAGCACTAACAGTTAATTCAAATCTTTCTGGAAAATTAAAAGTATCATTGTCTTCTAATGGTAAAATATATGGTCAGGGGGGAACTGGTGGAGCAACCCCTGGCGGAGCAGGGAATCCTGGTGGAAATGCTATTTTAATATCTCAGAATGGAGTTACTGTAGAAGGAACTGCTGGAGAAATAAGGGGAGGTGGCGGCGGTGGTGCAGGCGGTAATCCTGGGCAAGCTGGAGGTCAAGGTCAAGCAGGTCAAACAGGAATTGCTGGTCAACCTGGAGGTGCTGGGGGTCAAGGGCAGGCAGGTCAAACAGGAACTGCTGGAGGAGCTGGAGCAACTAACAATGTTACGTGGTTTGGGCAAGGAGATGAAACATGGAACCGAAACTGTGCTGCCAATACTCCAATTGGTAATGCAAATGCCCGAGGAATTGCAAATAGAAACAGAAATATTGGAACTGTTCGTGGCGTCGGTGGTCCTGGTGGCGTCGGTGGTCCTGGAGGAGCTGCTGGTCAAGGTGGTCCTGGTGGTTCTGGTGGCGTCGGTGGTCCTGGAGGAGCTGCTGGTCAAGGCGGTGCTGGAGGCGCTGGAGGGAATGGAGGAAGAGGTAGAGGTTATGGATATTTAATTGGCGTTTTAACAGGTAATGCTGGTGGTGCTGGTGGTGCTGGCAACCCTGGCGGTGCTGCTCCAAATACTTGGCCAGGGTCTGCTGGGCAACCTGGGCAAGCTGGCAACCCTGGCGGTGCTGCTCCAAATACTTGGCCAAGTCAAAATGGTGCAGCTGGTCAAACAGAAAGTAGAAACTTAAATATTAATTATAGAGTCGGTGGAAGAAGAAATAACAACTCAGCAAACTGCGTAAGAGTTGCTAGAAACCAAACATTTACTGCTACTGGAGGAACTGGAGCAGCTGGAGGAAGAGGTAATGCTGGAACTGCAGGGCAAACAGGGCAAACAGGTCAATCTGGCGGAAGAGGTAATGCTGGAACTGCGGGGCAAACAGGTCAAGATGGAAACAGCGGTGGAAGTGGTGGAGATTGGGGAACTGCTGCTTCTGGTAATGCTGGAGCAGCAATAAAAAGATCAAATACAACTAACATTAATTATACTCTCTCATTTAACGGAACTACATCTGGATCAACTACTGCATGATAAATAATATTACAAAGCATAAAAAATATGAAACTGATTGAACATATAGGAATTTTTGAAGACTATGTTGATAGAGAATTTTGTGATAAATTAATTGATTATTTTGAAGAACTTATTTCATCAAAATCTATCTTTACATCAGAAAATCCAGAAGAACCTTTGACAGAAGCACAACAAATTTTAAGAGAAGGTGCTTATTCTGATGGAACTGAACAATTCAGTAAAATGAGATTGGGTAGGTTAGATGAATCTATTTTCTTAAATTTACTAGATGGTAGATTTGCTGGAGAGTTATATTCTGTTTTGCAGTCAACATTTAACGAATATGTGAGAGAATATCCAACTCTAACAGATGCAAAAATTGCTACGTATGATTTAAAGATGCAAAAAACTCCTCCTGGCGGAGGATATCATGTTTGGCATGACGAAAGATGTCAATGGGGTGTTGATCATCGTCAAGTAGTTTGGATGATATATTTAAATGATATGCCCGAGGGAGAAGCAGAGACTGAATTTTATTACCAAAAATTGAGAATAACACCAAAAGCAGGAACAGTGGTATTATGGCCAGCTGCATATACACATGTTCATAGGGGAAATATAGTATTCTCGCAAAACAAGTACGTTGTTACTGGATGGTTCTGCACGCAACCACAAGATTAATATGATTACATATACTAATGTAGATGATGATATTCACATTATAGATAATATTTTTTCGCACAAAGAAGTATCTGATATACAAAATTACGCAGAAAATAAAAATAACTATTCTATTTGTGGAGATGCTTCTCAACGAATATACACATTTGCTGCTACAGATTTACTAGAAAATTTTGATGATCATCAAAAAAATATTTTAAATAAAATTGAAGATCGATTGAATTTAAAATTACCAAAATTTAATAGAGTTATAACTAATTGTTTTGGTATAAATGATTTTTGTGATATGCATGTAGACGATCCAGATATGCATGGAGTTACTTTTTTACTTTACTGTAATAAAGAATGGCATAATCATTGGTCGGGAGAAACATATTTTTCAGCAGAAAAAGATTACATTTATGCAACATCTATTTTACCAAAACCAGGAAGAGTAGTAATATCTCCATCATATATACATCATGGAAGTAGAGCACCTTCACAATTTATAAGGTGCAAGGGAAGAATTACGATGGCATTTCAATCTTCTTCCGATATCTCAGAAAAATGGTATGAAAAAAATAAACAAAATTTGAAATTATTATGACTTTAAAATTAAACACAATAACTCAAAAATATGAGTGCGTTTGGCATTTTACCAAATTACCAGAAGAATTTTGCAATTCTATAGAAAATGATTTGAATAAGTATATTTCAGAAGATTCATTAAGATACGGAACAGTTGGATCTGATAACGTATTAAATGAAAAAATACGAAAAAATAAAATTTGTTTTTTTGATGATAATCATTGGGTTGCTGCTTTCATTCATTTTTATATAATGAAATCTAATGAAGAAAATTTTAATTATGATATAACATCTTTTCAAGATAACTGTTTGCAATATACTTCATATGAAGAAGGAGAATATTATAATTGGCATGTAGATGGATCTGTTATTTCTCCCACTGGAAAACAAAGGAAATTATCGTTCTCCCTACAATTATCAGATCCATCAGAATACGAAGGAGGAGATTTGCAGTTTTTGGATGTTGAACAAAACAGTATGTTTTTTGCTCCAAAAGAAAGAGGAACATTAATTATATTTGATAGCAGAATAAAACATAGAGTAAAAAAAATCAAAAAAGGAAAAAGAAAATCTATAGTTGGATGGATTGAAGGACCTAGATGGAAATGAAAAATTTACCTATATTAATAGAAGATTCTCTATTTGATGTCAACAAAAATATTCACATCAATGTAAAAACACCTTCGTGGGGAAATTACATAGAGGTAGATAATTTTTTTGTAAATTTTAAAAAAATTCATGAAATAGCACTTACTATGCCATGCACAAGATTACATGGAATGTATGATGTTAAAGAAAATGGTCAAGATTATTTTGATGGTAGATCTTATTTCTATTTTCATAAAACTGTTTTATTTCACGATGTTGTAAAAGATATCATAGAAAAAGTATATAATGTAAAAAATTTAACTGAACAAACACTTAATCTAGGTAATAACATTTTTACTTGGAATCAAACATGTTATGATAACAACAAAAATAATGGTTATTCTCCCCATAGTGATGGAGAAAATATTGTAGCTTGTTTATGGTATATGAATGAAGAATATGATGAAGAAGATGGAACTGGAATATATGCAAAACCTTCGTTATATTCTAAACAAAGCCCATGGATTCCTAATGACACTTTGGTTGACGTTATACAAGCAAAACCAAATAGATTAGTAATCTATGATGGAGATGTATATCATGCTGCTAAAGTAGGAAAGAGATGGATTAGTGATATCCGTCATAGTATGGTTCATTTTTTAACGTATAAATAAAAAGTCATTATTCATCAATATAGAGACAATGAACACTGAAGAACTGAAGAAAAATTTTGAAGATCAACTAGCATCTGCAGAAAAGCAAATTGCTGAATTAGAAGCAAATCTTGCTAAAGCAAAAGAGTATAAAATTAAACTGCAAGGTGGTTTAGAGACTTTGGCTATTCTAAATCCACCAGCGGAAGAAGAAGCACCAGCAGAAGAAGCACCTGCTGAGTGATATAAATAGGCACCAATATCCCTACATGCTAAATACATGTAGGGATTTTTTATAGGGCTTTACATGTCAGCATCAAAGCCAGCAACCAGAGAGGAGTTAAAGCAATACTGCCTCCGAGAGTTGGGCGCACCAGTTTTAGAAATCAACGTAGATAGTCAGCAGTTAGAAGACCGTATCGATGAAGCTCTGCAGTTCTTCCAAGAGCGTCATTTCGACGGTGCTGAGAGAATGTATCTGAAACATACTCTGACACAAACAGAGGTAACTCGTTTCAAATCTAATAACATTACTCACACTGCACCTAATGGCGATACGTGGACAGAAAGAGGAAATTATTTAGAATTACCAGATTATATTATTGGCATCGAAAGAATTTTTGGTGTTACGTCAAGCAGCATTCGTGGTGACTTGTTTGGTATTGAATATCAGATCTTCCTCAACGACCTTTATGCGTTTGGATCAATTGACATTCTAAACTACTATATGGTCAAACAGTATATCGAAACGCTCGATATGGTTCTGAATACTGGTTCATTGATTCAGTATAGGTTCACCAAGCGTAACGGTAAACTCTATATTGACTATGATCCTGCGATGCTAACAAAAGATAAGATTCTTATTATCGATTGCTACAGAGCACTTGATCCCACAAATCTCACGAAGATCTGGAATGACTTCTGGTTGAAGCGTTATACTACGGCGTTATTCAAGCGTCAGTGGGGGCAGAACCTCATCAAGTTTAATAACGTTCAACTACCTGGCGGTGTATCACTCAACGGTCGCCAGATCTATGAGGATGCTCTCAGAGAGATTGCAGAGATCGAAGATAAGATGATTTCTGATTACGAACTACCACCACTTGATGTAATCGGATAATGGCAAAGAGTCAATACTTTCCCCAGTATGGCGGAAACACAGCAGAACAAACATTAGTTCAAGATCTTGTTGACGAGCAGATCAAACTGTTTGGGCAGGATGTGATGTATGTTCCAAAAACAATGTTAATTGATAAGACTTTAAACGATGTAATTCTTTCAAAGTTTGAAGACAAGGTAACCATCGAAATGATGCTTATTAATGTTGAGGGATTTGGTGGTTCTGGTGCCGTGGCGATGTCTAAGTTTGGTCTAAGACTAAGCGATGAGATTACATATGCTGTATCCAAAAGAAGATGGATCAACTACGTAGAGACAGAGATTGACACAAGAGTTCCCAACAGACCAAACGAAGGTGATCTTCTTTATGTTCCAATGACAAAAAATCTATACGAGATTAAGTTTGTTGAAAGGGAAGTTCCATTTTATCAGTTAGGAAAAAACTATATTTTTTCATTGACTTGCGAACTCATTGAGAACGCAGACAACTACTTTAATACGGGAGATCCTCTCATTGATGATCTCACTCAGGAATCTCATGTCTTCCCAGTATACATGAAGACAGGTGGTTCTGGTGTTTATGAACCAGGAGAGATTGTAGAACAAACTTATAATGTTGATGGCGATCCTGTTACTGTAACTGCTACTGTTGCAGACTGGGATCCTGCTACACGCAAGTTGAGATTGACATATATAAATGGAGTATTATCACCGAACAATCCTATAATAGGAGAAGATAGTGGTGCTGAGTGGATAGTGGATACATTCTCTACAATTGATTTTGATATTGATAATTATGATAATGCACAAAATAAAATTTTTGAAGAAACAGCAGACGAGATACTAGATTTCACAGAAACAAATCCATTTGGTGAATATGGAGATATGGAGGATTCATTCTAATGTTAGGCAATTCACATTTTTATCACGAAATTATCAAAAAGAATGTAAAAGCATTTGGAACAATTTTTAATAATATTCAAATTGAAAGAAAAGATCCAGATACAGGAGCAATCATTCGTCAAGAAAAAGTAGCACTTGCTTACGGACCAAAAAGTAAGTTCCTTGCACGTTTAGATCAAGATCCAAGCACTGAGCGTAAAGTTAGTATTACTATGCCTCGCATCTCTTTTGAGATGACTGAGATATCTTACGATCCAACAAGAAAAACTTCACCAATACAAAAATACTTTAAACAAGACGGCAACGAAACTAGAGTTCAGTATATGCCAGTTCCATATAATTTAAGATTTGAACTAGGTATTTTATCTAAGAATCAGGATGATGCTTTACAAATACTTGAGCAAATTCTTCCTTATTTCCAACCATCATTTAACGTAACAGTTAATCTTATTCCAGAAATGGATGAGAAAAAAGATTTGCCAATTATATTGAATGGTATTAATTACGAAGATGATTACGAAGATGATATGCTTCGTAGAAGAAGTATAACATATACATTAGATTTTATTTTAAAAACCTATCTATACGGACCAGTTTCTGATGCAGCTTTAATTCGTAAAGCAACAGTATTTGAGTCTCTTGGTGATTTTAATCAACACAAAAGAGTTCTTAAATATGAAGTATCGCCTGCAGCAAAAGAAGATTTAAATGATGATGATGTCATAGATTCTGCAGATGATGCATTAATTATGCCAGATGATGACTTTGGATTTAATGAAGGTATCGAACTACTATGAGCACATTTGAAGACAACATGGAAGAAATCTTTGACATAGCACCCATTGAACAAACGACTGAAATGATTACTCAAGCGAACAGTGAGATTAGCGTTGATGCTAACAAAGATTATGAATATACCAGAGGGCAGTTATACACCCTCATATCACAGGGGCAGGAGGCGGTGCAAGGCGCTTTAGAGGTTGCTCAGGAGTCAGGGCACCCTAGAGCATATGAAGTTGCTGTGAACGCTATGAAGCAGGTTGCAGACATGTCTGACAAGTTGATTGATCTTCAGCACAAGATGAAGAATCTAAACAAGGAAGATAAGAAGTTAACACCAACCACAGTCAATAACACAATGTTTATTGGCACCACGGCAGATCTTCAAAAGATGATTAAAGATGCCGCCAAGAATAAATAGAAAATAAACGGAATAATACAATGCTCATTAAAGTATTGGCGGCGGAAACAACGCTCACCTCAGCTACTAATGTTGATTCAGCAACTGTTGTTAGAGTTATTAATACCAGCACAGCAGCGGTAGTTACTCGTAAGGATTCTGCTGGCGCTACGATCGGTAGTTTTACAATGGCAGCAAACGAAGTTGCTTATGTAGAAAAAGAACCAACAGACACACTAGAAGGAGGCGCGGCATTCAAAGCAGTTAA